ATCAACATAAAGATCCCGACAAAGCAGCGGAGTATGTATCTGATCAGTTGACTAAAGCAAAGGAAATGGGATACAATACTGTATTCATTCCACCTTCTAGTCAAGGAGATAAGTTTGCGGAAGTAAGTGAAGCAACAACTAATGCTGCACAAGCAGCGGGTGCTATCATTGAAAATGCATCGTTTGATCCTGATAAGGAATATGCAAAGATGATGCCTTCATCTATGAAGGCAATTCAGTCAAAATATAATGGTGCTGCTGTATTTGGAGATAAGTTTGCTCGTCTTGCAGATAAACCTAACCGTGTTGGAGGAGCGAATACTTTACCTAAACTAGAAGAAAAGGCAGCGGGTGGATGGATTACAGGTCCTCAATCTGGTTATCCAGTATCACTAGACGGTGGTAGATCCGTATCATTCATCGGTCATGGAACTGAATATGTTGCACAGAGATCTGGTGGTGGATTTGTAGTTCCATTTGATACTCCTGCAACTAGAAAGAATCCTGGTCTAACAGGTCAAAGAATTGGAGAAGCATCCCGTAGTGGTTTCAAACTAGGTGGTATGTTACCTGGTTTTGACATGGGTGGAGCATTGGCAAAGATGTTACCACGTTTTTCTGCTGGTGGAAAGATTACTGCTATTCAGCAGAAAGCATTAGATGTTCTTGCTAAGTATGAATCTGGTGCTGCTGGTTATAACGCAGTCAATCAAATTGGTACTAATGCTGGCCGAGGAGTTAAAGGATTCTCTGGTAACTTTACAAAAATGAAACAGCATGGTGGTAAAGCACTCACCAGTCTTACCATCGGTGACATTAAAAAATTACAATATGATGACAAATCAATGTCTGACAATCAGTGGATTAATGCTGGTAAGTTACATGCTGTAGGTAGATATCAGTTTATTGGTAATACATTACCTGGCGTTGCTAAGCGAGCAGGTCTTAAAGATTCTGATCTATTCAGTGAAAAGAATCAGGATATAATGGCAATTCAATTAATGAAGGAACGTGGTATTTCACCATGGGTAGGTCCGAGTGATAAAGCAACTAAAGAAGAAAGAGCAATTGTTGCTGCAGTTCAACAGAATCGTTCTGGTGCGGGTCTTCTTGATTATGATCTGGGAACTACTACTGCTGCAGAAGGCACTAACGCCAGTGAGGGTGCAGCCGATACAACTGCTGAACTAACTCCTGAGCAGAAATTAAATTTCGCCTTAGAAAAATTAGTAGGTGGTATCAAAGATGTTCGTGGTGTTATGCATGGTAGTGAAGTTGCTGCAGCAACGGAAGATAATTTAGATGCTAAAGATCAAGCAGAAAAGAATGAAGTTTCTAAAACAGAAGAACAGATGGCCGCGGCGACTGCAATAGCAACATCAGTAAGTAAGGCAACTGCAGGAAAAGCAGTAGAAACTGCAGCGGGTGCAGGTGGCGGACAAAAAACAATAGTAGTACCAACTGAAGAAAAAGAAGGACTATTATCATTCATGCCTGGTTTCGGATTATTCGGAGGTTCTTCATAATGGCAGTTGCACAGAAGTCTGGTCAAGCGTCCTTAAAAGCGTTTATCCTTGATGCTAATGGTCAAATAAGAAAGGGTAAGGATGGTTCTAGTAACTTTGTAGAACTTGTCTCTAGTCTTAAGATTACTGAAAGTATCAGTAGTCCTACAATTCATGCTGAGATGAGTATCTTTGATGCTACTGACTTTATCAATACTTTAATTGGTAATGAGTTTTGGCGTCTTGACGTAGAGAGTCAAGGGAAACAAATTAGTTACATCTTTCAGTGCTATGAAATTACTGCTAGAGTTAAGTCTGAAAAGAAAGAAGCCTATGTCTTAAAACTTGTGTCGCCAGCATTTGTTAATAATGAGATTACTAATGTATTCGGTGCATTTCAACCACAAGATGCAGCAACACATGTTAAGAAAATACTAGAAGACGTTACTAATTTGAATAGTAAGAATGGTAAAAAATTCTTCGCAGAACCAGCAAATAAACTTAGATTTACTTCTCCTAACTGGAGACCATTTGACGCTATCAACTTTATTGCATCCAAGGCAACAAGAACTGGTACAACCTCTGATAATCCACAGGGTGCATATGTTTTCTTTGAAACTTCAATGGGATATCATTTCAAGACTCTTGACAAATTAGTAGAGGATGCAAGAGATCAAGAAAATAAATTTGTATATGTCTATGGTCAGAAGTCAACTGATGATAACCCTGTCAGAAACAATTTCTTAATTACCTCATTATCATTCCCCAACTCATTCAATTCAATCAAGAATTTAAGACAAGGAACTTGGTCTGGATATGTCATTGGTTTAGATCCCAGTACATTCGGTGAGTCGGTTCTCCCTACCAAAAATAAGAAAGTAACCGCACAAACAGCATATTACACGATTGAAAACACTTTCAAACGTATGTCTAAGTTAGAAAAGGGCGGTAAACTACCCATTGATTTGAAAGATCCAGAGATCAAGAAACTTATTAACAATCCTAAAAGAGTTCATTATAGAGCATTACCCACTCACTTGTGGGATTCTGAGGGTGAATCAAAAACTAAAGGTAGAAACTTAAATAATTACCTAGACACAGCATCATACAACTTCCTGAGGAAAAAATCATTAGAAGCAATTCAGTTACAAATTACCGTACCTGGTAATATATCAATCAATGCTGGTGACGGTATTAAGGTAGAAATTCCTCGTATGCAAGTCAAGAGAAAGAAAGCAGAACTTGACAAAGTTTACTCTGGGACTTATCTTGTAGGAGGTATTGAACACTATTACAGAGTGTCAGAAATGAAGACCACCCTGCATCTATTGAAAGACTCAATTAAAGTTGCGCCTAAATAGTATCAGGATTTAACAAAAAGAAACATGGAATCCGTAGAACAGCACATAGCAAGGGACGAAGAAATTCTTCAAGATCCCCAAACAAATCCACAAATGCGTCGCCACATTGAGAGCGAACTGCATGATTTGAAAGACTATGTAGAACACAACAAAAAAGAAATTGAAGCAGGAGATCATCACGATCCAACTTACCTTGAATTGTATTGTGATCAATTCCCATCTGAACCAGAATGTCTAGTATACGACGATTGACAAACTGATCAGACAGTGCTATAATTAGAATGCGAAAACAAACGAGTTCCCAACTACTCTGACTTAGAAGCAGAGACATGACGTTGAGGTAATGCAACAGACCCTCAGTTTTGTTTTCGCTCACCTCTTACACTCCGACCAATGCGACTCAAAAACCACGAATCCCCGAGGAAGATGGGTCGTAATTCACGATCTAAACTTGCTTCGGCACGTCTTAGACAAATAAAAAAGCGCACTAAGATGCAATTGAAGCGTCTTGGTGCGTAACTATTCGGGAGATTAGCTCAGCGGTAGAGCTATTCGTTTACACCGAATCGGTCATTGGTTCAAGTCCAATATCTCCCATTATATAATAATATATCATGCAAATTTTTCCAGCATTTTCCTACCCTATTCTAATTGACGACTTTGAGATTGCAGATACTTTAATTAAGAATCTTGAAGAGTCGTGGGATGATGTTAAAAGAGAGAACGATATTTTCATTCATGACGGTAAAGTAAAAGATTGTGATGGATTCTACAATTGGGTAGAGGAGAGAGCAGGTTTCTTGTTAAAAGAGATCATGGGATATAGTAATACTATCTCTATGACTCATACTGAAGTACAAGTATCACATCTAGGTAGTCAGATTCCTGCACATACGCACAAAGGAACTTACCTTACTGGATACTACATGGTAAAATATAATGAACAGGACGGTCATACACCTCTAGTGTTTGAAAATCCTTTCAAGAATACTATGGTGCCTTGTATTGAACTTGATGAAGAGAAACCTACAATGTGGAATACTGCTAACTTCATTGCACCCGTAAAAGAAGGACAGTTGATTATTTTCCCGTCTAACCTTGTACATTTCTTCCCTAAAATGGAAGCGAATGATCGTACGATTGTCTCTTTTGATTTCGTCGCTAAATAATTAACACCCCATTAAATAAGAATGGCAGCATACGTTGACAATATTGTAGGTGAAGCATCAACCGACTTTTTAGGTAAGGATGGATTCATCTGGTGGGTTGGAGAGGTTGAAGATACTAAAGACCCCCAATTCATTGGTAGAGTAAAATGTAGAGTTCTTGGATTCTATACTGGTCCTGAAGCAGGATTTAGGAAGGATCTGAAAACTGAGGATCTGCCGTGGGCAACTGTATTGCAACCTACTGATCAGGCAGGTATTGAAGGTGTTGGTAAATCATCACACCAACTGAGACCTGGCGCTATTGTCATGGGATTCTTCCTTGATGGTGAAGAAGCACAGTTCCCTATTGTCATGGGTGTGCTTAGGATTAGTACAAATCCAAATACAAAATTAAATGGCAAGAACAGTACGTTCTTGTTTACAGATGCTCCTAACAGGGAGGACATCAATCCTATCAATAAAGAAATTGGTGCAAATAGTACAGATATTGATAAGACGCAGACTGATGGTATCAACAATACAGTAAAAACACCTGGTGAACCTGCTACTCCTACGTCATCAAAGTCACCTTCAAACGCTGCACAACAGGCACCCGCAACATATAATAACACTGCAAAACCATCGGTCAGGTCATCTGGTATCCCTGCAGCGTCTGGTGTTGGTGGTCCTTGGAAGACATTAGATATTAAACTGACTCAATTAGTAGAAGACTTAGTAACTACTGCTTCATCAGTTATTAAGAATGAAGAAGGAGAGTTTGTTGACGTATTTGAGAATAAAATTGTACGCATGGAGGAACTGACTGATAAGATTCAGGGATTCTTGTCTGCAGTATTTTCTCAGGTAGTATCTGCATTCAAAGAACAGTTAACTATCATTGCTGGTCAGGCAATGGATGCTGCAGGATTAATCTCTAGATTTACTGGTATCCCATTTGTTGTACTGCAATTTGTGCAAACAATCATTCAAATTATTCTGAGTCAGATTTGTAGTCTTGATGGTTTTGTCGCTCAGATGTTAAGTGACCCTATGGGGGTCGTTACTGGACTTGTAGAAGATATTGTAGATGGTGCATTGAGTAAAGCAGAAGCTGCACTTGCTGGTGTACAAGATCTTATTAATCAAGTAACATGTTCAATCAAGAATGGTCTTGGAGTTGTTAAGCAAGTTCTTTCTCTAGTACAGAAAGCAACTTCAGTTGCTGAAGGATTCAATACACTCAAAGATACATTTGAAAGTGGAAAAGATATTTTTTCTAGTGCTACTAACGTTAGCAAGATTGACCTTGCGTCTATCGGTAAGTTTATTAGTATTATTTTCGCTCTATTTGATTTCGGAGGATGTAACCGAAAAGCGGGTAAAAGAGCGTCAACTAGCAAACAATTCTTCCCCTTCTTTGGTGTTACGGGATGTAGTGGAGAAGAATTAGGAGGACCGCCAGGTGGAGGTTCATCCTATCCTGACTGTGGTAAGTCTGGTGGAGGTGGAGGTATTGTTGACTCTATCTTCAATGATGCAGATCCATACTTAAATGCTGCTACCAGTTTCATCAATGGTGCATATAATTTACAACTAAGTACGCCTGGTAGAGAAGCAACCATCACTAGGATGGCATCAGGTGCTACGATTACTGACGTTGCATTAGAGAATAATCA